GTCTAATGCAACATACACTGTTGCAGGGCAAGGTTCTTGGCGAGATGGGTCTAGTGATGCAAATACGTTACAGTTGACATTTGAAAGATTAAACACTGTAGCTATTACTTCTACAGCTTGTCCAGTTCAAACTAGTTATTATGGTACTAACGGTAATTTGGGTGATGCAACTGCTACTACCGCAGATATTCATGGAGACCTAGCATAATGCAGACACCACAATTTAAAGGCACACACTTATTCGATAGACTATGTTGGGCTAAAGAAAACCTAAATGGTGTACAGTCAGACTATCGTGTAGTCTATGAGGACAGTGTAGACGAGTGCGCTAAGATACTTGTACCTGACCCTAACTGGATGGCAACAGCCTTACAGGGCGGTATCCTACCACCAGTATGGGTGTATCACGAACTAGCTAAAGATGAAGCTAGGTCAGACTTTAAGAAACATACTCGTGGGTACTTACTACATGAGACAGAGCCTATGCCAGCAATGACTGAAGAAGAGGCCATAGAATACTTAATTATGAAAGATTGCCCACAATCTGTGTGGCGTAATTGGAATGAAGGCAACAAACCTAAACTGGTTATATGCCGTAAAGAACAGCTTCCGGGTTCACGTGAGTGGCGCAATGCTTGGAAGATTACTGAAGAACTTAGCGTCACTGATTTAGCAGCCTAAGAGGAGAAACCCAATGGCACTAACATACATCGTAGACAAGGACGGCAACCAAGCAGATGCCTCTGCCGTTACAAAACCTGCTGACCGTCACTTTCGTGGTGCATGGTCATTAGATGGCACAGTTATATCAGAAGATGTAACTGCAGCCAAAGTAATCTTCAAGGACAAAATCCGTGAAGTACGTAAGCCACTGCTTGAGGCAGAGGATGTCGTGTACATGAAAGCACTAGAAGCTGATGATGCATCTGCAAAGTCTGCTTCTGTAACTAAGAAAGCTGCACTGCGTGATGCACCTGCCGCTTCTGCAATTGGTAGCGCAGACACAATTGCTAAACTCAAGGCAGCTTGGGATACATCTGTGCTAGGCGATAGCCCTTACGCATAAGCGTAGGGGTCATCCTGTTATTGGAGATATGTAGATGGCGTTGACACAAATTCGTTCGGGTGGAATTATTGACGGTTTGGTCGGGTTTACTCAAGGCACAAAGGCTTCCCCCACATCTGGCACAACTGTAGATTTCACAGGCATCCCAAATAATGTAAAAGTTATTCATGTTCTGTTTGATGAATTAAACATGAGTGGCTCAGGGTGGGACATTGTGCAACTTGGCGATAGCGGTGGATTTGAAACGACAGGATACGCTTCATCAGTTGGATATCCGGGCGGTGGCAACAGCTACTATGCCAATAGTGCTGCTGACGAGAACGGTTGTAAATTCTTTTATGTAGGAAACGTTAAACACTCAGGTTTTGTAACAATTATGAGAATGAGTACAAACCAAACGCAATGGATTATGTGGTCAAGATGCCATGCCTCTGAGGGTGATTCTTACTCTTGTTACTCAGCAGTAGAAAAAACATTATCTGCTGATTTAACGCAAATTAGAATTACGAATGCCAGTAGTCGAACATTTGTAGCTGGTAACATAAATATTTTGTACACAACATAGAGGTTTTAATGTCAGAAACAGGAACAAAAATAAATTTGCAAACTGGTCAAGTGGAAACATTTAACCTTTCTGCGGATGAAATGTCGTGGCGACCTTCTGCTGATGACCTTGCTGTTGAAGCGTTAGCAATGTTGAGACAAGAAAGAAACTCTAAATTAACTGAGACAGATTATTTGGCTTTGTCAGATGCTACCCTAACATCCGCTATGACTACCTATCGCCAAGCATTACGTGACATAACTAAATCTGCCACATCACTAGACGATGTGACTTGGCCTACGAAACCATAAGGAAGAACGATGCCATACATAGGTAAATCCCCAGCAGTAGGCTTCCGTAATCGCTTTGTATATCAGGCGACAGCAGGACAGACTAGCTTTAGTGGCAGTGATGCCGACAGTAAGGTATTATCGTATCAGGATAGCCTATACTTAGACGTATATCAAAACGGTGTCCTACTTAAACCCGGTACAGACTATACAGCCACGACAGGTACAACAGTAGTCTTGGTCACAGGGACAAGCCTCAATGACGTAGTTGAGATGATTATCTATGACACATTCTCTGTAGCCAACAGCTACACCAAAGCAGAGGCTGACACACGCTACCCATTCTTAGGCAATGACAGCATCATCCGTACCAATGGGCAGACCATTACTGCTGACATCACAATCAGTAGCACAACTAACGGTGTATCGGCTGGGCCTATTACACAGAGCAATGCCACTGTTACCGTTAACGGATATTGGAGTATCGTATGACCAGTCAGTTAAATGTTGATGCAATTGTAGATAAGGCTGGCTCTGGCGGTTCTAATGTCAAGATGGCTAATACATCTACCTATGTGTCAGATGGTGGAAGAGCTACGCAGAATACTGTGCAGGGGTTAGTAAAGTCTTGGGTACAACACGCTGGTTCTACTCCTTTAGATTCATTTAATATTTCTGGTCTGACAGACAACGGAATTGGAAATTTCACACTAGCGTTCTCTAATGTAATGGGAAACGCTTTATATTCGGGAACCTTTGGTGGTGCTTCCGCTGGCACTATTGTTAGTGCATATAATGACGGTCAGTTTACTGCTAGTGGATTTAACATGACTTGTTTTGGTTATAACGGAGCAAGTTTAGCAGACCCAGACCACGCAACAGGTAGTATTGCAGGAGACCTCGCATAATGGCTAGTCAACTTAAAGTAGATGCACTAACAGGTGTAACCACCGCTGGTTCTATTAGCGTTACTGGCGAGGGCAACTCAACCACGACTAATCTTCAGCAGGGTCTGGCGAAGGCTTGGGTTTCTTTTAAGGGAACAAGCACTGTAACTATACACGATAGTCTGAATATGAGTTCAGTAACAGACGTAGACACAGGCTCGTACACTCCAACAATAAATAATGATATGGCTAATGATACTTATAGCCCTTCTGGTGGCGTTTTTGATAGTGGCGAAACATCTAGTAGTAATTTTTTAGAACTTTGTACTGGTGGCAGTTCTACTATGGCGGTTGGCTCGTGCAACATATCTACTAGAGGCACCACCACAGGCACTAGAGTAGACGCAACTCAAGTCAATATTTCGTTTCACGGAGACCTAGCATAATGGCAAGCGAACTAAGAGTTAACACATTAAAGGATGCCGCTGGGAACAACAGCATTCCAATGAGTAGTGTTTCTCCCGGTGTACCAAAATCATGGTGTCACTGGAATGGAAACTCAACCGTAAAAATAAGTCTAAACGTAAGTTCTATCACCGATTCTTCTACAGGAATAGGAATAGTAAATTGGAGTTCAGCCCAAGAAAATGCAAACTATTCTTGTACTACCAGTAACGTAGCTGTTTCGTCTGCATCTTATGTAACTTGTATTATGGATAATACCAATTACGTTACCAGAACAACAACAGCATGGAGCTATAAATCTGCTTACTCAGAAGGTGATGGAGATGATGATTTTTTTGACTCAGCAAGTGCTGTTTGCAGTGCATTAGGAGACCTAGCATGAGTAAAGCAGCAGAATTAGCCGCCCTGATTGGTGGAACCTTTGGCTCTTCTTTGTCAAACAGGAACATGATTATCAACGGTACGATGCAAGTGGCACAGCGGGGAACTTCCTTTACTGGAATAACAAGCACCATTGCTTACCGAATGGATAGGTGGCAAGTTGGCTTTGGAGCCGCAGGTTCAAACTATTCAATAACCCAAGTTACAGATGCACCTGATAATTTTAAGTATTCTATGAAATGGCAACGTACTGCTTCAAATGCTGTAACTAATAACATTTGGTTTTCTCAAGCATTTGAGTCTATTGATTCTAAAGTAGTAGCAGGTAGAACTTGTACTCTTAGCTATTACGCTAAAAAAGGTGCTAATTATTCTGCATCATCTAGTGACATACTAGTTCGTATTATCTCAGGAACAGGTACAGACCAAACTGCTACATCTGCGATAACTGCGGGGTGGACTGGTTACGCAACCCCCCTTTCTACAACTCAAGTTATCACAACAGATTGGGTGCGTTATACAAATTCAGTCACATTTGCATCAAACGTAAATCAAATATCTGTAAATTTTGCTAGCAATTCTAATGGTACGGCTGGGGCAGATGACAGCCTACAAATTACAGGCATCCAGCTTGAACTTGGTGAACAAGCCACGCCGTTTGAGCATGAGGACATAGGAACTACGTTAGAAAAATGCAAGAGATACTGCTACGTTGCACCTCAACATCTTGGTTATACTGTAGGTACTCCTTACGCAACTGTTGCCCCTTCTGCTACAATACAATTTTCACCTAATATGAGAGCATCACCAACAGTAACAGGGACATTTACTCCGCAAAGTGGAAATGCAGGAACATTTGCTATAGCAAGTATAAATTATAGTTATGTACATCCTTATAATAGTGCAAGTAACTGGTCTGCTGGCATTTCTATTTTAATTAATGATTTTAAAGCAGACGCGGAGTTATAAAATGGTTATTATTAATGCAAAATATTTTCAAGGAATAACTATTAATAATGATAGCGGTTCTGTATCTTCTAGTGGAGTTAATCAGGGAGTTGTAGTCAGCATTGATGGCGTGACCATGCACGTTCCGATAGACCCATTAAACCGCCACTACGCAGAAATTTTACGCCAAGTAGCTGCTGGTACTCTAACCATTGCAGGTGCAGACTGATGGACTTAGTGCATATCATAGATACCCTAATCGGTATAGTAGTCATGGGTGGTGCTTGGTATCTTAGTGGTATGACTAGAGAGATAAAGCGAATGGACATACTAATGAACAGGACACGTGAGGAATACGCTACCCGTACAGAGTTACGTGAAGACATGAACCGTGTTATGGAA